CGCTCTTGAGGTAGCTCTGGGCGAGCAGCGGGTTCACCGGGGCGTGGAACTCGGCGTAGCGAGCGAACTGCGGGTCATCCTTGAGCGACTGCGCCTGGCGCGGATCGATCACGAGCATGCGCCGACCATTCGGGAACACCGGGATGTTCGCCTCATCCAGCGCGCGCTCGACGCGGCTGATCGTGTTGAAATCCATCGGGCCGGACTCGGCCGTGGTGAAGTCCGAATCGGCAGAGAAGCCGAGCGGGCGCACGGTCGTCGATGCGGTGTCGAGCAGCGTCACCATCACGTTCTCGATGAACTTGTCGAAGTCGCGGGCGAGGTTCTTGCCGACCATATCGGCCAGCGAGTGGATCGACAGCGACGCGTCGAAGCGGTCGACACCGTACGGCGCGACGCGCGAGTTCACCTGGTCGTAGGGGCCGGCGAACTTCTTGATCGTCACCGGCACCTGCTCGGCGCTCAGGCTGATCGCCGTGGTGCTGATGTCGCCACCGCTCGGGATCTGACGCGACGCCTCGGTGTACGTGGTGTTCGCGAAGACCGGGCGGTTGAGGCGCACGGTGTGGCCGGGCCCCTTGCCAAGCTCGGGAATCACCTGGATCGCACCGCTCGAGATGCCGTCATCCAGCATGAGGCGGGACGCGTCGAGCGGGTCGACTCCGGCGCCGTCGCTCGCAATGGCGCGGCCGGGCAGGCCGATTTCGCCAGCGGGATTCAGCGCCGCATTGAGCGCGATCTTCCACATCTTGGCGTAGAGGTACTGGGGCTCGGGCTGCTTGAGCAGCTTGGCCGAGGTGATGTCGAGAAACTCACTCGGAAGTGAGGCGCGCGTAACCAGGGTCATTGTATTTCTCCTGAGTCACAGCGCGTCAGGCGCTTTGACTCGTCACTTGCTGTCGGGGAAGATCTGCCGCGCGTACCGATTGAGGTACTGGGCCGCAGCCATCGGGTTTTCGGCCTTCATGGCCGCGTAGATTGCGCCGTGGTCGGTCTTGCTCTGCTGCTCAATGGCGGCAGGCGCGGCGACCGCGGCTGTGGTCTTGGCCGGCGCGGGAAGCGGCGCAGGCGTGTTTGGCGATGACGTCTGCGCCCACGTTGGGCGAAGCACATCAATGGCGTCGAGGGCCGCCGTCTTGTCGTCCTTGGCCAGCGCCATTACAGCGGCGCGCTGCGCCTCGGTGAGCTTTGAAAGCTCCGAGTCGGCCATCTTCGAGAGGCGCTCTTCGAGTACCTTCGACTTGGTGGCCGCAGGCTCAAGCGCGCTCAGCCTTTCGGTGAGCTTCTGAATGTCCGACTTGCTCTGCTCCTCGAGCGTACGAGCCTTCTCGATCAAGGCCTTCGCCTGGTCCAGAGACTCGACGCCGAGGGCCTTTTGAGCCTCAGACAGCGCGCTGCGCTTGGCCTGCTCCAATCGCATGGGCAGCCAGTTGGGCGTCTCGATGGTCGTCGTGGTCGTGGCGGTCGCGTTGGCATCGATCGCGGGCGCAGTGGTGCCTTCGACTGCCGTATCAGTGGCGTCGCTCATGTTGTCCTCTTCGCGCTGTTAACCGCCAGCGGATGCGTTAGGACGCATTGCGCGTCAGTCACTCACGGTCACGAAAGGTCGTAGGAAACCAGGATCTCGCACGGGCGATCGGTCACGCCGCTCGCGGCGTCGATCTCGGTCGAGCCGACGTTGGCGATCTCGAACGTGATGTCGTTCGTCGACACCGCGGTGGTATCGGCGAAGAACTCCGTCGAGCCGTGGCGGCCAGCCTCACCCTGCATGGCGCCGGTGATGTTCAGCGTCTTGCCGTCGCGCCGAACGCTCTGGAGAATGGTCTCCAGCGAGTCGGTCGTGGCGACGCCGAACAGGTATCCGCCCGAGCCGAGCTTGCCGGTGTCGGAGACCGCGGTGTAGGCGGGCATGGTGAAGCGAACGTGAGCGACGCCACGACCGCCGAGGTGTGCATCATCGAACGTGATGCCAACGATGGCACCCTGAATGACAGCCATTTGTTATCTCCTGCGGCTACGGAAAGGGCCGCTATTCACCGACGGCGCGAGGGCCGGATCGGAACTCTCTTCAGGCTCTGGCGAGGGCTGCGCGTCATTGCCAGCCAACTCGATCCATGAAGCCTCGCCACACATCGGGCACGTCGCGCTATCGCACTCGTGGCCGCACACAGCACACTTTCTCATCGCTTTGCCTCTGCTGCTCTCAGCATCCTGCGCAGCGTCGAACGCTCGCGCTTCATTGCGTCCAAGCGCTCAATGTCCACGTCCAGAGCCGCAAGCCGCGCCCTTACCTGTGCGACAAGGTCACCGCTCGGGGCGACCACGCGAACGGGCGTAGCGACGTCTCTACGCGGCTCTACAGCCTTCGGCTTGGCCTGCGGTCGGAAGTTGCAGGCGGCGCAGAACTGCACCATCCCGCTCTGACCAAACTCAGAGACGAACGAGCCGACCGCGCCGCAGCTATCACACGCCTGCGGCTGGTCCTGGTTTGGGCTTGCTGGGCTTGCCAGGCTTTCCGCTGTCGTCGTCGGTTGAGTCATTGGTTGATTGCTGCGCCATCTCTAGCGCCCGCTGTTGCTTCTCTTCGTCTGCCCTGTCGAGTTCCTTGGCCAGTTCTTGAGCCGACTGGAACACGAACACGCCGCGCAGCTTCTCAATCGCAATGGCGCGCGGGATGAGGCCCTTCTCAAAGGCGGTCGCCGCGGTGTTGACCTGCGCCGTCTCCTCCTCTGGGCCTGCCTCGAAGTAGCGGCCCCAAACGGGCTTGATGCTCGGCGCAAACCAGCGCTTGCCGGCACCGTCAACCTCGCGATTGAAGCGTTCGAGGATCGGCGCGGCCTTGCTCACACCGCTGATGTACACAGAGCCAGGGGCGCGAGCATTGACCTCGTAGACCATCCGCAGCATGAGCGACAGCGAGGGCAGGATGAACCCGCTCCACAGGTCGTTGCGCACCTGGTCAACGAAGGCCGTGGTGCGGCCAAACAGCATGGCCAAGGCCTTGCCGCTTAGCGTTCCGCGCACGTGCTCGGGGCTGGTGCCCGTGTAGCCGAGGACTGCCTCGATCTTGTTCTGCAAGTCGGTCGCGTGGTCGCTGATGGCCTTGAGTGCATCGCCAGGCAGCGAGAGTACGTTGACCTTGGCTTCGGGGTTCTCGTAGCGCCAAACAACGCCAGCGCCCTTCTGGCGCGCGCTGCGAGGGCGCTCGGAATAGCCAAAGCCGTAGACGACTCGGCCGTCACTGTCGCGCAGTTCCTTGAGCGTCGCACGAGGCGCGGCGCCGCTGGGCGCAACGTTCTCGCCCTCGGCCACGCCGACCTCGACCACCTGCGGATCGCCGGTGTACAGCGCCGCGCGGTGACGCTGCGACAGGCTGAAGTTGAGCGCGTCAATCTCGTCGAGCTGCGAGCAGTGGATCGGCTTACCGTCGAACTGCCCGGCCTTGTGCCACGGTCGCTTGAACGCGTACCAGACAGCGGGGACGAACCCGAGGCCGTGCGTAGTCGATACGTCCTGGTCGACGCTCGCCTTTGGCTCTACGCCCTTGTGCGTGACCTCGGCCAGCTTAAAGACCGTGTCGGCGTTCGCGTCGACGATGCGACGGTAGAACATACAACGAGCGCGCACAGTGCCGTCTTCGGCGTCGAACAACTCGATGATTGGGTATTTGATCTCAAGTCGAACGAGCGAGCCGTCAGAGTCGAAGGTCGGCTCGGCATGGCAGGCCTCGATGTGCTCCGCCTTCAGGGATCCGAAGCCGTCGAACGAGTAGATGACACAGGCGCTGCCGATCGATTCGCCGGCCATGAGCGCGTAATGGCACGTCTCAACGAATCGAGAGTGCTCGCACATCTTCGAGATGAATCGGTCCAGCGTCTCGCTGTCGTCCTCGGACAGACCAAACAGGTCGTCTTCGTCGTCCTCGCCGATGCCAGTCGTGAAGGTCGGAAAGCGGCCCTCGCCGAGAGCAAAGTCGGCGTGCTGCCTGACCGCTGCCTCAACGACGGGGTAGACGATGCACGGCGCGCGCTCGAGCAGCGGCACGGGATTCTTGGGCGAGAAGAAGTCTTCTCGGCCCTCGTACTGCGTGCCGTTGTAGTAGTGCTCGAACGTCTCGAGCTTGAGCGTGCGCGCGGTGTACAGGCTCGCCGCGAGGGCGCGCGCAGTCTCCTCGCCCTTGACCTCGCCCATTACTGCATGCGGTGACCGATGAGGGTCACGCTCGTAGCGGCGCCGACCGACGTGCCAGCGCCAGCGGTGAACAGGAGACGCATGCGGTTACCCCACGAGCCACCGAGAATGGTCGCAGCAGCCAGAGCCGGGCTCGTCCCGCTGCCGATCGTTGTCACGGTGGAGACGGCGGTGGCTCGATTGACATGCCACAGGACCTTGACCGCAGCGGCGCCAGCGGCGAGTTGAGTGAAGTGCGCGAAGTCGAACCACGTGGCGCTTGCATCGGCGACGTCTGCCGCGTCGTAGGCGGTCTGGAGGTACACGTCGAGCGTCCCGCCCGTGGCGCCTACCAACTGACCCACGACGGTTAGACCTTCGCACGCGGCGAGGCCATAAGCGCGAGCGGTTCCGGCCACCGTCGAAGCGGCTGACGGTGACGTCTCAGACAGGATCTGTCGGGTAGTGAGCATCTGGTTTTATCCTGCCGTGAAGTCGCCGCTGCTGTAGTCGTTGCGCCTGCCGCTGGGCCCGCCAAAGCGCGTGTGCAGCGCGTAGCGGAGGGCATCCATCGCGTGGTTATTCTTGTCTTCGATGTCGTCGGAGAACTTGTCGCCCATCCGCTCTTTCTTGAAGCGGTAATGGCCGAACTCGCGGATCGTGTGCCTACAGCGAGGCGACACGTAGAGGCGCGCGGAAACCTGGCCGTCCGAGGTCATGCGCTTGGCGATGAACTTCGCGACCGTATAGATGCCCGGCTCGATGTCGTTGACCGCTGGTACGACGCGCGCGCCCATTCGAGTCAGGTCTTTGAGCACGCCAGGCTGCGACGGGTCTAGGTACCAGCGCGTCCGCCCGATGTTGGCAGCGCGGACCCATTGGAGATCAATGGCTGACACCTCGGTCGGCGCCTTGCCCGTCTCGTAGTATTCGTCAACGACCCACACGATTGCATCGTCGCCGTGTCCAGCGACCGCGATCTTAAGCCGGACCATTGGGTCGGAGAACCCGTGGTCGCCGCCTACGAGCCACTCAGACCACTGCGCCGCAGGGTCGGGCTCGCGCACATGAAACGACTCGTCGAACATCGGGAAGACGAGGCCTTCTCCGCTGTCGAAGTTGCATTCCCATTCACGCTCGAACCGAGGCAGCCAGCCCTCGGCTGAGGCCATGCGGCGGATTGCTGCCGTGCTCTCTTGGTCTACGCTGCGAGGGAAGTCGCGCCACGTCCACTTGCGGCTGTAGTGGCCCTCTACGCGATTGATGCCACGTTGGTGCACCAGGTAGAGCAGGCCTTGGCGTCCACGCGTTGGAGTGCCGCCCAGCATCTTACGACGCAGCGAGAACGGCTCCGACTGCCAAGGCATCACGACCGAGTCGTAGAAGTCGGCCTCGATGTCGTCGGCCTCATCGGCAAAGATCGCATCGCAGCGAATGCCGCGGAGGCCTTCGCGCTGCTCTTGCGAGACGAACTGGATCCAACTCCCGCCTGGGAATGTGACCCGATAGTCGACGCGGTTAAGGCTGCCGCGCAGGAACCCAAACATGTTCGACAGCATGCTCTCAAACACCGGCAACACAGTCTTCTTCGACTGCGCCAACGTTGGCATGATGTAGACGATGCGGACGCCGGTTAGCCCAGCCGTGCCGCGCGCCACGTAGTCCCATGCGCTCACGAGGAGCAGCATACAGACGACGATAAACCACGTCTTGCCACCGCCGCGGCCCCATGGGCAAACGACGGTAGCGCCGTCTTTCCAGTGCGACCAGGCGGCCCACTGCGGCGCGTTGAAGTTGAACTTAGGTGAGCTGGCTGGCGATTGCGGGCCGCTCAGTGCCGAGGTCGTCATCTGTCAGCCGTTCGGCTTCCTCATCGGGCCCAACGGTCACAACGATCGCGGGCGCACCCTGTTGCTGCGCGTCGCCGTCGAGCATCCCGTTCGCCCTCAGCGCGTGCTCAATGCCACGCATAGCCGCAGCGATCTGCGCCGGGTCGCCGCTGGCCCTAGCAATCCTGGCGGCCTCCTCTGCCAACGGCAGAAGCTGGCGCTTGAGGCGCTTGCCCAGAACCTCGTCGCTCTCCTCCTGAGCGCGTACCTGTGCGGCGCGTCGCTGCGGGATGAGATGTGCGAGACGGGGGCGCGCTGCCATGACTGGCCTAGTGCGCGCATTGGTCTAAGGGCGTCCCACGACTGCGCGCGGGCTCTTAGCCTACGCCCAAAACCTTGCACGCTTTTGCACGATATTGCACAGGCTATGCAGTGCGGTCGCGCTCGAGAATCGCAGCCAATTCCAACGATTCCCACAAATCGGCGAGTAGCAGGCGAAGGTCGGAAAGTGCGATAGGCGCGCCGGTGAACTTGTGGCCTCGCTTGGCAAGCCGGTAGTACATCGTGCGTCGGCAGCAGCCTGCCATCTGTGCGAGTTCGGCCACCGAGTAGTATGGCTTGAGGCGCGGTCGCTTGCTCACACGCGGCCTACCTCTCTCGCCGTTCGCTCCCACCCTTGCTTGACGTCCTGGATAGGCTGCGCCGCTTCGATCTCGAGCCCGGCATACACGTCGAGCAGGTCTTTCACCAGCCGCTTAGCCTCCCAGTCGAGGCCTTCCACGTCGCGATGCTTGGC